AGTGATTTTGATAATATAAAATCACTTGCTGTAGAAGATTGATATCCAGTAGCACTTGATGTTTGTCTAACCGCTATAGCAGTTAAATTTTCTGCACGACCATCCCCAACCAGTTGTCCTGTTGCGTTTAAAGAGGCAGTTATAATAAACGGTTTTGTTGTACTAGAACTTGATGCAGCAGTCCAATTGGGTGTTGTCCATGCTACCTGAGCTTTATTACCCCCTGAGTCAGTTGGTATATGCACATAAGTGCTACCAGAAGCATGAAACGGACTACTTGACCAATAAGTGCTTAAATAATTATGCACATTTGTATCATCTGGAATTGCACTATCAAGAATACTATTAGATGAAGCTGTAGTTCCTACTGAACCTGATACTGACTTACCCGCAAGATTAAGTGACCCTGCTACTATTCTATCTACGCTTAAATTGCCAGAAGTTATATTACCCGCACTTAAATTTGTTACAGTAACGTTTGAACCATTAAGTGTACCAGTAGTTATATTTGCTGCACTAATAGCTCCAAACACACCTGAATCAGAAGTTAAAGTACCATTTTGGATTTTATCTGCTGTTATTGTATTACCATCAATTTGTGTAGCAGTAATAGTTCCAGACTCAATTTTTGAAGCAGTAATGGTACCACCTGCTATATTAGCTGCAACAATTGTTCCACTTGCAATAGAGTCAGCTGTTACTGCGTTTGTTAAAATTTTAGCTGTAGTAATAGCATCATCTGCAATTTCTGTTGTGCCTATAGTTCCGGTTGCAATTTTAGCGTTTGTTATAGTGTCATTTACTAATTTAGCATTAGTAATAATATTATCTGCAAGTTGAGCTCCAACAAGTTGTAATGTAGTCGCATTTACCGAACCTGCAAACGCACTAAAAATACCAGAAGTAGTTACGTGTCTAACCCAGTAATAAAATTGTTCTGCAGGATCTACACTATCTGCCCAAACAAAAGCTTCAGTAGTATCGTGCCGTACTGCGTTACCTAAACTACTGTCGCTTGAGCGCCATACTTCTGTGTGTGCTAAATTAGATATTTGTGCGCTATTCCAACTAACAATAATTTTAGTTTTACCCGCAGATGCCGATAGTCCAGTTGGAGTAGGTGGTATAGTTGCATCAGTAAAGACAGGAGGGGCTTGAAAATCTGTAACTCCTACTCCTGCATTAGGATCGAATGGGTTATCTAAAAGTTCTTCTGCTAAACCAGAATCTATAAGTTCACGTAAAGTAACAGCTCTATCTTTAGGGTCTCCTCTACGCCCAAGACGTACTTCAAGTGCTTCTTTTACTGAGCTATAAAAAGCAGTAGCTTCGCGTTCATTCTTTGGTGGTGCTGGTATTGAAGGGACTTGAGTTTTACTAGTAGCCATTTACAACGCCCTTATTTCTTGAATAGACTCCGCAATACATACTTCATTAACTATTTTAGCTGATTCTATTTGCATTGCATATGTTCTATGTGTGCCGCTTGGCAATCTAACTACAGGTTCACGTATTGTTACCGCACTGAAACTAGGAGTACTACCGGTAACTGTGTAGACACTACCAGACGCAGCTATAGTAGCGTGGTAGATAAGAGTCCCATCTCCAAATACTTTAATAACTACAGGCCATGCTTCTGCATCTACCTTTACAAACGACATTGCTGCAGGACGTTCAGGTACAAACTCTTTAGTTTTCCAAATAAAAGTTTGATTAGTAGTACCACCTTGAAACTTTTTAACTACTCCATTACCACTACTCGGGTCAATAATTAAATACAGTTCGTTATCATCAGGATCAGTAAAACCACCTGAAGCATCAGTAGATGCAGTTTGAGTCAAAGTAGTAATTTGACGATCCCCGGTTCGGTTATCAAATATGAAACCCCCGTAGTTACTGCCACTTGTGTACAGCCCTACATAACGTCCCTCCCACAGGAACCCTTGTAATGAACTTGGATAATAATCTGCACGCCATTGAGCTGGAGAAATAATACCCTCCGTTACAACTTGTACGTCAGTACCTGTCGCAGCAACCAACCCGTCTGCGCCTGCATACAAAACGTAAGGTCCCATATCGACCATGGACCGTTTATTAAGACACGCCTGCGCGGCTTCAATTCTTATCGCACTCATAGACTGCGGATCAGTACCTATAACTACGTACGGTGTGCCTTTTGTACCTACAAATAACCCATTACCTGCCATTGCAATAGACACAATTTCTTCGTCTAGGGTAATACGGTACGTTACGGGCCAGGCGTGCGGTAAGTAAGGCTCAGAAAAACATAAACGTTTACCTGAAAAACCTGCAAAAATACCATTTGGCATAGCCGTTAAACCCAACATTTGTCCATTGGGATATAAAGAACTGTTCTCATCAGGAGGAGCAATCCAATAAGTAGAAGGTATAAGCTCAGCTAAATTAGCATTAGTAGTAGAGTCAGCATAAGTTGCAGCGTTTAACGCCACTTGTGCCACAAACTGAAAAGCAGTTGTATTAGAACCTGTGTTAGATCTGTAAATTCGTTTATGAGTTATGTTTGTATTGCTTCGACTTGCACCACTACCTGCACTAGTGCTCATATTAGCTACAGTTACGGCTTGTGCATCTACTTTACTAAACACGGTAGAAGCAGCGGACGGCGGTCCTTCTTCACCAAACCCTGAAACGAAAGTATAGATATATGAAGTACTGTATTGCGTTTGAGTGCCGTCATCTGATCCGGAGGCTATACTTGTAGTTATAGTATTTTCAGGAGCAGGTATACCTAGCCTGTAAAAACTACGTGGGTACGCTCCCGATCCACTAGCAATTAATTCTGTAGAACTTCCCATTTTAGGAAAGGTGTCACCTGACCAATATAAACGTGCATTAGCATCATCAGGTATTGGGGCAGGCTGTGCATTTACATCATTAGCAAATTCAAACCAGTAATCACTCCCACCAAAAGTGTATTTATAAATAGAAGTTCTACCTGCAGCATTTAGAGTAACTGTAGTACTGTTGTCAGTAATAGGCACTAATCTACCACTATCTAACACTACATCTTGAGCGGTCTGTGCAATATTATCCGCAAGTAAACGAGGTGAAATTTGTGGGGCAATACCTTTAAATGTAATTAGTTTATAGTACATTAACCTTCCAGTAATAAGTCTCGTAATCGTGTGCTTCTAGGTCCAACTTGTCTGCTCCATTTTGAATCTAACATTTGCACTCCAGCTTCTTCCCAATTTGCTACTTCCATAGCTGCTAGAAATTTTTTAAACCCTAGTAATCTGGATAATCCTAAATTAAAACACATATTAATCATTACTCGTTTTCTAGCATCAGTTAAGTTTTTAAACCAAGAAAAAGTATTTTTTAATTCTGCTACACAAATGTCGATGTCATTACTAAGTAAGAAATCAGATTCTTCATCAGTAATACCACGTTCCTCAATATTTCGCCCACAACCCAGAGTTAAAAACCCAGCGCTGCATTCGTAAGGTAAAAGCACAACTCCTTCATCGCGTTTTAATTCCTCTATTAGTTTTTCTCTATTCATCTTTATTTCCAGTATTACTTGCACCAAAGTAAAAAGAAATAATAGCACTTGCAAGCCCTCCAAGGTATCCCAGGACTAAGTTGATCAATGCTTCACTGTTCTGCTCTGGAGGTTGGACGGTGATTAGAAATATGTAACCCATAAACCCACCCACTACAGTTAAGCCCATAATTCTAGAGGTCCAATCTTTAGAAAACTTTGATCTTGCGTCTTGGATATCTTTAGTTTCGAGCTCAAATATATCTACTTCTAATTCAGCCATTTGCACTTCAAACTCTTTTTCAGCTTTTTTAAGCTCTAGCATTTGCTCTGGAGTAGCATTTTGTACTGCTTTCTCTATAGCTTTTGGGCTATTGTCACAACCTAGTACTTTAGCAACAACATCTCCTGCCATGTTTCCCATTGGTCCAGCTAATGCAGACCCAAGCGTAGGTGCTAATGCCCCTATAATATTTTTTAAAAATCCTAACTTTGCCATATATATCTCCTAAAAACGTGTGTAATAGGCTACTACACCTACCCCTGCAGTAATTAAAGTCCAAACAAATCGTTCTGTAAAGGCTAAACTATTTTGATACCTAGCTGTTTTAGTTTCTACCTCATCTAAACGAGACTCTAGCTTATCCAATCTAACAAAAAAACGGTCATTTTGCTTTAATACAGTCGCAACTCGTTCTTCTATTCTAGCTATAGATACAATGGCTTCAGTTAGTTTATCTAACTTGTCCTCAATTTTTTCTAACCTACGTAGTTGGGTTGGTTCCGCCATCTTGTAACTCTTTTATTTTATCTTCAGCTATGAAGGATTTAATTTCACTTGATATATAAAACTGAGCTGCTTGAGTCTTCTTTAGTTGGTAAGACTGCTCCGCAATCTCTGTTTGTAATTTTACTAAAGTATTAAACCCATCTATAGCCCGTGGGGTTAAATCATCAATTGCGTATGTTTTATCATCAAATGTTACTGTTTCTATTTTCTTCTTTTCTTCGGTCATATCAATTACTCCTTAATTGTAAAAAATTATGCGTCCTCTAAATAGGTTGATTAGCTTCATTGTTAACTTGCCAAATATGTTGCCGTAAACATGAATACCTTAGCGCCAGTAGGAAAAACATGTCCTCCCGTAGTGTGCGATCCTATTGGATACCAAGTACTGGTGGTCGGTTCTATGTAACCAGTGTCAGTAGAGGTAAACATTGTATTGTGACCAAGGAGTACTACAGCGTAAGCACCGGATTTGCATGGAAATGGCAAACCCGATATCTGCGCTATTCCCGACCCTGCGTTTGTTATGGTTTTAGTGCCAGTATAACCTGTGACTGTTACCATATTGCCAACCTTTGTGTAGTAAGCTGTGAACGTGCTTCCTTCGGCGATGGTGGGGTTAGTCCCTGTACCGTTTATGCTCATTGTGCAAGTACCCTCTTCATAATCGTCTAATAACTCACTGGACATTCCTGAATGATTAGAGCTAGCAGCAAAACTTATTCCTCTACCATTAGCCATTTGAACATCTGCGCCAACAGCAATGTCACCGCTAGTGGTCATTTTACCACCCTCACTCATATCAAAAGTAACAGCACTAACGAAAGACGAGCCATCAATACCTTGTATAATAAAATCTCCATCAGCTACGATAGATTGGAAAAGTGCATTGTTACCGTCTTTCTTTATTGTAGCGTAGGTTGTACCGCCATCTATAAATCTAACTTCACCCGCATCATCGGCATCTAATTGTATATTACCCGCTACATCTAATGTCATATCACCAG